AACCTGCAAAGTGAAATTGGCATCAATAAATTGGCGGTGCAGCTTGCAGGCTTGCAGGCGCTGCACGATGAGAGCGCCGCGAGGGTTGATGCCTTGATGGCAAAGGCGGCGGCTGGTGAGCTTACTGACGCTGGCAAGCTAGAGCTGCGTCAGCAACTGGCCCAGCACGAAATCATTTTCACGCAGCTATCTGGCGCAAAATCTGATGTTGCTCGAAGCATGAACGTCTTCAAGAACATCCGCGACAGAGAGGTCGGCGCTGTTCAGGTTAGGGCTGCGCTCGACAGCTTTGGCGGCGATGACCAGCTCCGCGCCTTGGCAGAAAAATATGTCACCACATCTGGAGGCCGCGCCGCCAAAAACAAGATCATCAAGGCTGGTGTGGTGCGTAAGCTGTATGAGAGCTGGATCTATATGGCGCAGTCTGTGGTGCTGACGGCATTTGATACGCATTTCTATAATGCGCTTGGCGGTGCTTTGTCGATTGCGGCAGATTTGCCAGAGCGTGCAGTCGCCGTGCCTATCGGGGCAACCAGACAGCGTATCGCCAAAATGTTTGGCGCTAAGTATAACGAAGACAGATATTACGGCGATCAAATATTAGCCAGAGCCACTGGCTTCAAAAATGGTCTGATTGATGGCATCCATATGGCCGCTGAAAAAATCAGGCAGAATGATCCATCAGCCAAAGATGCGTCGATGAACCCTGTGTCCAGCGCATATTGGGCCAACACCGAGATCGGCACATTCAGGGGCAAGGTCATATCCACAGGGGATATGGATAACGCCGCCGGCAAAATGGTTGACGCAGTTGGCACTATCTATTCACTGCCATTCCACGCACTCGGCGCTGGCGATGAAATCTTTGGCGGGATTGCGGCGCGAATGGAGCTGCACGAAATGGCCTACGATCATGCCGCGCGTCTGATTGATGAGGTTATCGCCAATGGCGGCAGCATGAAAGAGGCCATCGAGCATGCAGAAAAAGAGACGCTAAAGTTTTTGACAGAGCGCCCCGCTGACGTTGAGGCTTCAGTGCAAGGATGGCGCAAGCAAGCCACGTTGCAGGCTGACATTGACCGCACTAACGCGGCAGGCAAGGGCTTCCACGCTGCAAACAAATTTATTAGCCACCCATTTGTAAAACCGATTGTGCTGTTCTCCAAGACAGTCACGAACATTGGCATTGAGGCCGGGGCTAGGTCGCCGCTGTTCTTTGCGTCGCCGCGCTTCTATACAGAATTCAAGAAGGGCGGCAGGTACAAGGATCTGGCCATCTCCAGAGCCGCCACAGGCAGCGGCCTCATGCTGGCCGGGTATAACGCCGCATATTATGGCCGCACGACAGGCCAAGGGCCGGCAGACACTGAGGATCGAAAGGCCTTAAGAGCAGCCGGCTGGCAACCATTTGCAATGCGTTTTGGCGAGGGTGAGCTTTCATCTGAAACTGTTAAAAGGCTGCGTACTATCTTGGGCGAGGACGCAGTGACCGCCGGCACTGGTGAGTTTACTGGCTACACATATGTGTCACTGCGCCGTCTTGAGCCGATTAGTGCGCCATTGCTTATGGGGGCCGCCTTTGCGGACGCAATGAAATTTAGGCAGTACGACCCGGACGACACGTTTGCTGCGCAAATGGCGTCTGCGTCTGTCGCTGCCATTGCTGAGTATTCTGAAAACCTAAGCTCATTGCAGGCTATGAACGAAATAGCCAGCATCATGAACCAGCGCCAAACAGATGGCGGTAGCAAGGTTCTGGCGATTGTTGATGGTTTGTCCAAAAGATACGCAAGCACGGCTATATCTGGAACGCCCGGCGTTGGCTTGGTTAATAGCACATTTGTGGCGCGCATTGAGGCAATGATGGACCCGACCGTCAGGTCAACAATGATGACAGCAGAACAGATCGAAGCATCAGAAAAAATGTTTGGCACGGTCAAAGGCGTGCGCGGCTTTGTGGAGGCTTACAATAGAATGATGTCGCGCGTCCCGGTTATGTCGGGGAGCCGGATCCCAATCGTTGATGAGTATGGGAATACGCCGGGCCTTGACAAAACAATGCCGTATACGCCGCTGACGGCAACGGTTGCAGAGAGAAACGAATTGACTGAGATGCTGGCCGCAATCAACCACGGTTACTCAATCCCAAGCAAAAGCTATTTTGGCATCCCGTTGTCTGACGAGGCGTATTATAGGCGCAACGATCTTGCGGCAAACAAGATCATGATTGATGGCATGAGACTGGCAGAAGCCAATCTTTCAGACATCAATGCTTATCTTGATGACCGCGAGACAATGGGGCTGCGGCCACAAGTCGGGGTGATGCAAAGCATTGTGAACAGTAATGTCAGCGCCTACAGGGAGGCGGCGCAGGAGCGTATGTTTGGCAAAACTGTAAAGGGGCCAGATGGAAACATCATGCACACTGGCGAGGCTGTAGGCACGCAGTATGGCCTATCAGACGACAAGATTGAGTTTCCCGGCATTGCGGCTGAAATGGTCTATCAGAAGAACAAGCGCCTAATGTACGGCAACTGATGAATAGTGTATAATCCGACGCAAAGGATGACAGGCAATGGCTGACTACAATATCAACGCAGTGACGCGCCGCGTCGTATTCACCGGCTCTGCCGGATTGGGGCCGTATGCCTTCACCTTTGAGATCTTAGATGAGGATGATCTGGCGGTATATTTCAATGCCACCAAGCTGACCAAGACCACCGACTACACAGTCACCATTAACGCCAACGGCACTGGGTCAATCACCATCGTGACTGGCAGCTCTGTGCCGTCAACGCCAGACGCCAACGACACCATCATCATTCTGGGTGCGCGCGACATTGAGCGCGTGACCGACTTTGTGACTGCCGGCGACCTGCTGGCATCAAGCCTGAACGAGCAGCTCGACGCGCTGACCATCTTTGACCAGCAGGTGGCAGAGGAGCAGAAGCGCAGCCTGCAAGCGCCAGTCTATGACCCGGCGCACGTCGATGATGGCGGCACGCTGGACATGACGCTGCCGACCAAGGCAGACCGCCTCAACAAGACGCTGGCGTTCAACGCGACCACCGGCAACCCGGAGGCTGGGCCTACGGTTGACGAGGTCAGCAACGCCCAGACCTATGCCACTAATGCCTCGACCAGCGCCACGGCTGCGGCTGCAAGTGCCACATCTGCGTCTGGTAGTGCCGCCACGGCGACGACAAAGGCCGCAGAGGCATCGACAAGCGCCGCAGCGGCGGCTGCGTCTGAGACGGCTAGTGCCGCCAGCGAGACTGCTAGTGCCGCGTCTGAGACGGCTAGTGCGGCCAGCGAGGCGGCATCGGCATCAAGTGCCAGCTCTGCCTCAACATCTGCCGCGACGGCGACGACAAAAGCCGGGGAGGCATCGACATCTGCATCAAATGCCAGCACAAGCGAGACAAATGCCGCAACATCTGAGACAAACGCGGCGTCTTCTGCGTCGGCTGCGGCTGCATCACAGACTGCCGCGGCGGCTAGTGCCGCATCTGCTGCTTCTGCATATGACAGCTTTGATGACCGCTATCTTGGCGTAAAGGCAAGCGACCCGACTGTGGACAATGACGGCGACCCGCTGTCAGCCGGTCTGCTTTATTTCAGCTCGTCTGAAAACATTATGAAGGTGTATGATGGCGCATCTTGGATTGCTGCCACATCTGCTGGGAATGTCAGTCTCACCCTGTACGAATACACCGCCACCTCCGGGCAGACCACATTTAGCGGCGCAGACGACAATGCTGCCACACTGTCCTATACGGTAAACAACATTCAGGTGGTGATGAACGGTATTGTTCTCGACCCGTCCGACTTTACAGCCACGAATGGCACCAGCGTTGTTCTGGCCACTGGCGCTGCCCTTAATGACATTGTGAACATCTACGCCTTCAAGAGCTTCACCGTGGCTGACACGGTGTCTGCGTCGGCTGGTGGTACGTTCAGCGGCAATGTGACTGTCAATGCGTTGCTCAACGTGGACAACCTGCGCCTCGACGGCAACACCATTTCGTCGACAGATACGAACGGCAATTTAACGCTCGACCCGGATGGCACTGGCGACACCATTATTGCGTCGGGTAATGTGGGCATCGGGACGTCCACAGTTGACAGTGCCTTGCACATTGAACAGGACGCCAGCGGTGTAACCGAAACGTCTGGTTCGACGCTAAAAATTCACAACACAAATGCTAGTGGCCGCAGCAAAATCAGTCTGCACAACAGCGCAGAGACAGCTAGTGGGTCAATCTACTACGACACGGACGTAGGTGGCTTGGCCTTGCAAGGCGACACTGGTGCGATTGTTACAATAAACACTGCTGGCAACAACGAACGTATGCGCATCACATCGGTCGGAGACCTGCTACACGGCACGACAGTTGCCGAAGGAGTGGGGTACACACTTCAATATAACGGTGGCGCACCTCGCAGTTTCTTTAACAAAAGCTATAGCGGCACCGGAACCGCAATCTACTTTATGCACAATGGAGGTGTTGTTGGGTCTATCACTTACAGCAACACTGCGACGGCCTACCTCACATCCTCAGACTACCGCCTAAAAGAAAACGTAGCCGACATGACCGGTGCCATTGACCGTGTGAAGGCACTGGCACCGAAGCGGTTCAACTTCATCGCAGGCGCCGACACAACGGTTGACGGCTTCCTTGCACACGAGGCACAGGCTGTCGTGCCGGAGGCTGTCACAGGCACACACAACGAGGTGGACGAGGACGGCAACGCTGTCATGCAGGGCATTGACCAGAGCAAGCTGGTGCCGCTGCTGACCGGCGCACTGCAAGAAGCCATCGCCAAGATTGAAACCCTTGAAACCAAGGTCGCAACACTGGAGGCCGGAGAATGAGCAGAGCAAGAGATTTCGCAGACCTCGCGGGTGCGGCTGATGCCGGTGGCCTGACAGGCAGGAACCTGCTGATTAATGGTGATTTCAAAGTGTGGCAACGAGCCACCTCAAGCACTGCTGCCAACTACAGTGGTCCTGACCGCTGGTACTACGGCAACGCTGGCACTTATTCACGTTCAACTGATGTGCCATCCGGGCAAGGATTTCAATACAGCAACAGCGTTAAGGTAACTGCGGCGACAACCTATGGCGTGACAGCACAACGCATTGAGGCGGTAAATTGCAAGCATCTTGTCGGTAAAAGTGTGACGGCTAGTTTTTGGCTAAAAACCATATCTGGTTCTACTGGTATGAACTGCCTTCTGTACCGTGCCAACACTGAAGACGGACATAGCAGTGGTGTAACAGCCATTGAGAATAAAGCGTTTGCTGGGGTAACTGGAACGTGGACATACTACACGTTGACGTGGAACAGCCTACCCTCTGAAACAGCTAACGGTCTTCAGCTTTATTTCTATTCGGCGGATGCTGGCACTGACCCTGAGTACCGCATCACCGGAGTCCAGCTTGAGGTAGGCGAGACGGCCACGCCGTTTGAGCATCGGTCGTATGGCGATGAGTTGCGTAGGTGTCAGAGGTATTATCAGCGAGTTGAACAGCCTAATGATTATGGCTTTGGCGTTGGATTTAATAGAACCACAACACAGATGAATTGCATTGTGCCTTTGCGAACACAAATGAGAACAGCACCAAGTCTTACATTTTCATCTGCTGGGACGTTTGAGGTACATCATGTAAACACTGCAACAAATGTGTCTAGCATCTCTGCTGGGGAATTGTCTAAAGATTATATTACTGTTGTGGCGAATGTCGCTAGTGGGCTGACAGCAGGTCAGGGATGTATCCTGCGTGGCAATGACACAGGCGGAATAATTGATATTGATGCGGAGTTGTGAGGATGGATGAAATGAATATTACATCAGCGCAGTGGGTATCTGACCAAGTCTCAGAAAACTCCCAAGCATCTATTAGGGCTGTAATAGACGGGGTTCAGTGGGATATTCCTGTTTCCCCCGGCAATCGCCACTACGACGAAATCATGCGACAGGTCGCAGCCGGTGACTTGACCATTGCGGACGCTGACTGATGGAGATGTCCGGCCTCATCGACATACTCATTGGCGCAGTCATTACCGGCGTTGGCTGGTGGGTGAACCGCATGTCCAATGAGCAGAAGCGGCTGGAGATTTTGCTGAATCGCACACGCGAGGAGTACGCCACCAAGGGCGAGTTGCGCGACGACAGGCAGAACGTGATGGACGCGCTAAACCGCCTCGACGCGAAGCTGGACAAGCTGATGGGCCGGGATTGATGTGGAGCTTGTCCCGGTCTTTGTCCTTTATGTTTTCCTCGGCACTGGCGAGGACAGGCGCAAGGTCAGCGACGACCTAGCCTTTCGGGATTTGAATGAGTGCGTCTGGTACGCGCAGACGCTTCATAAACAGGGCAGCCAGATCACGGCATACTGCCTGCCGCAGATGGCCCCGACAACGCGAAAGGTGTACTGATGATCGCGATGCCGATGATTGACCTGATACAGGTCGGGCTGTTGCTGGCGATCCTTGTCATTGTGACGAGGCGCTGATGCTTGCGGAAATCGCCGCAGCAAATGCGGCCTTCGGAATTTTGAAGACTGCCATATCCAATGGCAAGGAGATCGCTGATGCCGCATCTTCTGTGGCGCAGTTTGTTGGCGCAAAGGAAAGCCTGCAACGCAAGGCGCAGAAGAAGGGCGGCGGCTCTGACCTCGAAGAATTTTTGGCGCTGGAGAAGATCCGGCAGCAGGAAGACGAGCTGAAGCAGATCATGATCTACGCCGGCAGGCCGGGGCTGTGGCACGACTGGCAAAAGTTTCAGGCAAAGGCAAGGGTGGCCAGACGCGAGGCCGAGGTGGCTGCTATGGAAAAGCGTCGCAAGATCATAGACGCTGCGATCATTGCCGCGTTCATCGTCGGCTGTCTGGCGGTCCTGACCGGGCTGGTTCTGCTGGTCCTGCACGAACAGGGAAGACTGTGACCGCATCCGCGACGACGACAGGCCTAGCCGGGGAATATATCACAGCGGCTGCAATCCTCGGCCTCGGCTGGCGCGTGTCCCCGGCGCAGCAGGACAGCGTTGACCTTGTGGCGTGGGACAGCACCGGCAGTGTGTTCATGCGGGTGCAGGTCAAGTCGGGCCACCTACGCACACGGGAGGCGCGGCGCAACGCCTATCAGTTTCAGAACGGGTCGGGCCGTCTAAAGAAGCACCTGCCGACGCTGGCGCACTTCGACATCCTCGCACATTGCGCCATCGAGCAGCGCAAGGTACATTTCCAAGCGGCGTGCTGCGTTAACCAGTTTAGTCAGCGACGCCAGCCGAGCTTTTTCGAGCAGCCCGACATCGAGGCCGATAGCTGGCAGAAGGCTGTCGAGATAATAATGGAGACGCGAAATGGATAAGCTGATCAAGATGCTGCGCCACCACGAGGGTGTGCGCCACAAGCCATACAAGGACACGGTGGGCAAGCTGACCATCGGCGTCGGTCGCAATCTCGACGACAACGGCCTGAGCGACGATGAGATCGACTACCTGCTGCAAAACGATATCAACCGCTGCATGTCCGAGGCGATGACCTATGACTGGTTCAAGGATCTAAACGACGCGCGCCGTGCGGTGGTGTTGAGCTTGCTATTTAATCTGGGCAAGCCGCGCTACGACAAGTTCGTCAAGCACCACGAGGCGATGGCAGACGGCCACGTGTTGATCGCCAGCAAGGAATTGCTCGAGAGCCGCTGGGCCAAGCAGGTCGGGCGGCGCGCTAATGAGATGGCCAAGCAATTAGAGACAGGAGAATGGCAGTAATGTTTGCAGTATTGGCAAAGATCCTCGGAAGCGGGGACGTGATCAAGCAGGGCTTGGACCTGATTGATGAGATGCACACCAGCACCGAGGAAGAGGTGAAGGCAAAGACCGAGCAGCGCGTGCAGCTCATGCAAAGCTACGCGCCGTTCAAGATTGCCCAGCGGTATCTGGCGCTGATGTTTGGCGCGGTGTTTCTGGCAAGCTACATCCTTGTGTTGAGCATGACCATCAGCGGCTATGGCGACCCGGATGCGGTGACCAAGGTGATGGAGCAGTTCAGCATAAATTATGCGATTTTGATCATTCTGTCGTTCTATTTTGGCGGCGGCGTCATCGACAGCGTGAAGGGTCTAAAGAAATAAAAAAAGACCCGGTGGTTTCAAGGCCACCGGGTCAGTCTCAGGAGAAAGATCCACAACAGATCAATTCAACTCTATGTGTCTGGTGCCGACACGTCTAGCTCTTTCCTTCTGTATGACCTTTTCCAGATGCACCCTGACGGTGAACTGGCTGATGCCCATCTCATCGCCTAGTGCGCGCAGGGTGGGCGTGTAGCCCTGCTCCTGCTGGTGCTTGGCGATGGCGTCATAGACGCGCTGCTGCTGTGGTGTGAGGGTCTGCATCAGTCGATTTCCTTTATCGTTAGAGTTTTGCTGCGCATCGTGCGCTCAGGCTTTGCCGGCACCACCTTCTCAGGCTGTGCCTTGTAGGTGCGGCTCGGCCACTTGATGAAAAACTTGGCGTTGCCGACCAGCCCGTAGGCACCGGGCGCGTTGCCAATGTGTTCCATCAGTGTGGTGGTGGCGTCGCTGATGTCCTCTTCAGCCGCCGCCTTGTTGCGCTGTGCAGCCACGAGCTGCTCCAGCGCGATCTGCGCGTCGGCGTCTGCGTCCGGGTCGATCTCGACTGGCGGATCCTGCGGCGACACAGAGCTGTAGACGATGCTGGCATCGCCCGGAGAGTAGGGCGGGTAGTAGTCCCGCTCCTTCCTGCGGCGCTCAAAGTCGATGATGGCGTCGCGGATCTGCATCTGCACGACAGGGTCCGGGCGGTACAGATACAGGTACAGGGCTGTGCCTTGATACAACGTCGCCACACAGCCCCAAGCCGCTTCGGGGCAGCACATGAGCTGTGCCTGTAGTTGAAGCGGCCCACGGCTCCACAGGGGCCGCTCTGAGGGCATTGCCGATGTGACCTTGGCCTCCAGCAGCCCGACCTTGCCTGATGCCTCTATCGTGCCGCCCTGCGGCATGTAGATATTGCGCTCCGGGTCTGCCTTCAGCAGCCCGGTGCCGGTGG